ACGGTCACCCGCAGGGCGCAGGTACACCGTGGTGTCGAACAGCACACGGGGGCGTGCTGGCGAAAATGTTTCGTCGGGTTGGTATCGGGCGGCGCCGAGCTCGACGCCCTCGCAGTAGCCGAGGCTGGCGTGCAGCCCTCGAGCTCGAGCAGCGAACACTGCACGCAGTGTTTCGGCGACTTGCCAGGTGGTGGCCTTATTGCCGCCCCACACGTCCACCTGCAGGTCGGCCCTGTCCCACAGCAGGCCGTCGTCGGTGAGCTCGGGGGCGCCACCGATGCGCTGCAGGCGCACCAGCGGGTAGGTCTTGTCCTGCGGCAGCGACGTGTAGACACGGCTGCCGACCAGGGCAGTGACCTCGGCCTGGTCACGCAGGAACGTGGACACGAGCCGCTCGGCATCGGGCAGTGTGCGCAGGGTCATGGGCCTGGGTCCTTGAATCGCAGGCCGCTGTCCTCGACGCCTCGACGCATCGGGCGGTATGCGGGGCTGTCCACGCTGCCGTACTCCACGATGTGCCAGAACGGGTCGCTGGTGGTCACCTCAGCGGTGGCCACGCCGTCGTAGTCACCAGCTGGCTGCGACCCGATGCTGCGGCGGTAGTAGCCGGTGCGCACGGGCGCCTCGTTTCGCACGTTGTCGGCGACGATGCGGGCAGCGTCCTGCATGCCCTTGCCCATGCCTCTCGAGCTGTAGAGCTTGTCGAGGCCACGGCGGTCGAGCTTGAACGGTCGGCGAGCCATTAGGCCACCAGCCTCACGGCGACCTCGAGGTGGTCTACGGACCCGCTGCGGGCGTCGTAGATAGCTCGGGGTGGCGCATCGACCTCGAGCACGGTGCCGTCGGTGAGCGTCACCCTCGAGGTGGTCGAAATGTTGTCGGCGTCAGCTGCTGCCAGGTACAGCGTCCAGCTCGAGGTGGCGACCAGGCCGCCATCGGCGGTCGCCTCGCTGGTAGAGCCAGCTGCCAGGTAGCAGCTGGTCGAGGTGGTGGTGCCGGTGTCGTAGTCGGTCACCACGTCGCCGTACACGTCGGTGGTCGTGCCTGGCTCGGCGATGGTGCAGGCGATGTTCAGCAGCGGGGCGATGGTCACAGGTCCCACCTGCCCTCGTAGTCGGCCTGCTCGGGTCCCACGTCGCCCACGTCGGGCCCCTCGTATGCGACCCCCGAGGGGGTGCGGTGGCTGCCGTAGCGTGCTCGGCGGTACTGGCGCAGAACGGCGAGCTCGAGCTGCGTTAGGGGCAGCCCTGCGCCGCCGCCAGCCTGCACGATGCTGTAGGTGCCCATCATCTGGCTGGTCACGCCAGGGTTGGCCTGCGACATGCGGGTGGCCACCACGTCCACGAGCTCGGACACAGCGGTGGGCAGTGTCTCGGGCAGTCGGGGGTATTCGGCTCGGATGGCGGCCAGGGCGATGGCCGACCAGTCGGTGGTGGTCACTGTCGGGGGCTTCCTTTCGTGACGTGGGGGCGGTTTCGGTTGTCTTGTTCAGTGCCTGGTGTGCTGGGCGGGGGCTGCGTAGGGGGGAATGTTGCGGCCCCCGCCCTGCACGTTCAGGCCCTCATCACGGGGTGTCGGGCTGCGTGTAGGCGCCGATGGGGACGGTGCCGCCCAGGGCGTTCACGCCCTTGTTGAGCGCCCAGCCGAGGCGCATCTTCACACGCAGGGCCACCATGTCGGACTCGGCGAGGTTCACGCCGTCCACGGTGGCCTCGGTCAGCACCTTGTAGTCCATGTCCGAACGGACACCGACCACGCAGCGGGACGCATCGACAGCGACGGCGTAGGCGCCAGTGTCGGCTGCCTCGGACCAGGCACCGTTCGACACGTAGGCGATGTCGGCGCCGTAGACCTGCTCGGCGGCGGTGCCGTTCGCCAGGTCGCTGTAGATGAACTGGCCGTTTGAGTCGCGCAGGCCACGCAGGCGGCTGCGCATCGCTCGACCCATGAACACGTGGGACACGTCGAACCCAGCACCCTCGACCTCGGCGAAAGTGTTGTTGAGGTCGTCGGCGAGGTCCTCACCCGAGCCGCCCGACACGACACGCTGGCTGGCGGTCTTGGCCTGGGCGAGCAGGTCGTTCGACCAGCTCGAGGGCTTGGTGGTGGTGCCGAGTAGCACGGCGCCGTCGATGACCTTGCCGAACGCCTCGCCGATGAGCGGGCGCATGTAGTCGAACAGGTCCACGGTCGAGTCCTCGATGACCGACTCGGGGATGGGCACGATGGTGGCGATTTCCTCGACGGTGATGGTTTCGTTCGTCCACTGTGCCGAGGTGGTCGGCTTTTCGTGGCCAGCCGTCGGGTACTCGGTCACGAACCCAGCGGTGGGCAGTGCCGACAGCACGGGCATCTTCGTGACCTTCGTGCCGAGCCGGATGGTGCGGAACGTGGACAGGACGGCCGAGGCGGCGACAGTTGAGGCGAGGAACTCGTTCGAGTAGTCCTCGGGGATGATGCCAGCCACGTCACTGCGGCCGGTTGCGGAAAAGGCCACGACGGGCCCCCTTTCGTTCAGTGCTTACGGGGTGCGCCCACAGGGCCTCGGCCCGATATGTGGGGCCTACCGCTGGGCCACAGGCCCGAGCTCGTCACTGACGCTAGCTAGGCATGCCTGGGGCTGTCTATGGGGTGCCCACTGAACCTCGAGGTGCCCGAGCTCGACCACGGCGACCACTTAGAGTGCGGCCGGCCACGGCCTGTCGGCCACGTAGAGCGGTCAGCCGCCCCGCACTGCCTGGCGCAGGAAATCGTGGAACGTCGAGCCCTCGCTGTCGGCGTTCACGGGCCCAGGTGGCACAGCTGGCGCTGAGCTCGGCACGCTGCTGCGCAGCAGGTAGGGCTTTCGCTCGGCGAGCTCGGCGACGGCGGTGCGCACGGCGTCGTCGTCCTGGGGGTCGAGCCCTGCGAGCTCGAGCTGGGTGGTGGCGTCGCTGGGGTCCACGAACCCTGCAGCGGCTGCTGCGGCCTCGACACGGGCGGCAGCGAGCTGTCGCTGTACCTCGCCGAGGGCCTCGGCTCGTGCCTCGGTGCGGGCTGCCTCTAGCTGGCGCTCGTGGTCGCTGAGCTGTTCGACACGCTGAGCCTCAGCTGCAGCCTCGATTTCGTCCAGGCGTTTCTGCAGCTCACGGCGCTGGCGTCGTTCCTGTTTCAGCTCATCGAGCACAGGGTTCGGCTGTTCGGCCTCGAGCTCGTCGGCGGCCTGTTCGGCGTCGGGCTGCTCGGTCGGCTGTTCGGGTGCGGTGTCTGTCATGGGTTCCCCCTCGTGGGTTCGTGGTGTGGCTGCAGCTGCGGCGATGTAGAGCTGGTGGCGTTCACTCGGCAGCTGGCTGCTCGAGCTCGGCGGCGGCCTTACGGGCGGCGCTCACCTTTTTGGCGGGGGCCTTCCTGGCGGCTTTTTTGGCGGGGGCCTTTTTGGGCATGGCCTCGAGCTGGGCTGGGGTGTCCATCACCATGAGCTCGCCACGCACTGCGTCGAGCCCGTCGGCTGTCTGGGTGCCCTCGAGCTGCCAGCGCACGCCACCCATGCCACGCACCTCGCTCAGTGCCTTGCGGGGCGACATGCCGCTGCGCAGGGCGATGGCGAGGCCCTGGCCGAGCCAGTCGAGGCGGGGGTGTGCGTGGTCGAGGTGGGTGGTGCAGCCGCCCAGCGGGTCGTCGGGGGCTGGGTTCGTCGCTGCCCACAGTGCGCCGACCAGGGTGCCGGTGTCCATTAGCGGGGCCCACAGCAGTGAGCTCGGTGGGTTCGGGTTAGCGCCGCCAGGCGGCAGGTCGTGTTCAGACATGCGCACAGGCTATGCCTAGCTAGCCCTGGCTGTCACTGGTCTGCTCGAGCTCGGCGGCGAGCTGGTAGACGACGGTGCCTACCTGGTCGGGCCGCACCTCGAGGTGAGAGCTACCCAGCACGATGTCCTCGGGCACGCCGTCGCCGTCGGGATAGGCGGCGCACAGCCAGGGCTCGTCGGGGTTGAGCACCTGCAGGTGTTCGCAGGTCATACATGGGGGCACTGGTCCGCTCGGCATCGGTGTGGGTCCTTTCGTGGGTCAGATTTTGCGGCGCACCCGCTGAATACCCAGCTCGGCGTAGGCAGCTCGGGCTGCGTCGTCCTGGCGGGTGAGGTACTGGGCCAGGCTTTCACCCTCACGACGTGAGGCCAGGGCCAGGTCGGTCGGGGCGCTGGTGATGGTAGCCCTGCCGTCAGCGAGGCGGTCGAGCGCCTCGAGGGTGGCAGAACGCTCAGCTGGCAGCACGCCGAACCACTGCGCTGTGTACGCCTCGGCGTATGCCTCTCGCACGTTTTTCTGTGCGTACACGCTGACGTAGCCGCTGTCCTTTTTCAGCTGGTGGTCGATGTCATCGAGCAGGGTGCTGATACGGCCGAGGCCGCCTGTGGGCTCGAGCACCTCGACGCCCTCGAGCACGACCTGGTGCCCGTCGGGCATCGCTCGGCGAACGTCAGCGACACGGGCAGCTATTTGGTCACGGCGCAGATAGTCCACGGCGTGGCCCCACTCGTGGGTCAGCGTGTATTCGTCCACGAAATCGGGCAGCTGCACCGACCACGCCTGGGCGTACTCGCCGCCCACTTTCGTGCTGCCCCTGCCCCGAACCCATCGCTGGTGCGCCTCGCTGTATGTCTCCATGCCGTCGAGCTTGCTGGCCCTCATGGCTGCGGGGTCACGGAAAGCTGCGCCGAGCGTGATGGTGTTTTTATCCACGTACCCCACGTCCCGATAGGTGCGACCGCCGTGCGCATACCAGGCATATGCGGTGCGGTCGCTGTCAGCTGGTGCGAGCTGCACTCGAATGTCGGCAGCTACGTCAGGGTGACGGGTGGCGAGCTGGTCGAGCTGGCGCAGCGTCGTGTCGGCGAGCTCGTCGGGCAGGTCGTCCAGGTCGAGCTCGATGCCAGGGTGAGCCTGCCGCAGGAAATTGACGGCCTCGGCGGTGGTGGTGATGTCGTCGGGCCACGGGTCGCCTGGCTTGTACGAACGCACAGCAGCTGGCGCCTCGGGTGGCTCGAGCGCTGCGGGTGTCTTGCTGGCACGCTCGTCTATGACCTGCTCCCAGCGGCCTCTCGAATACTGGCCGAGGGTGGCGCTGTCGCTGGGTACTGCGAGGCGCCAGGTGCAGCGGCAGAACGCATGCCACTGGCCGCTCACGCCGTCCTCGCTGTAGAGCCTGTCGGCCACGACACGGCACCAGCCACAGGCTCGACCGTCGGGCACTCGCCTGTAGTTCAGCACCTTGCGGCCACGGCGCCGTCGGCTGTCGTAGTCGTCGGGCAGTGCGTTCGCCACAGCGTCAGCTCGCTGAGCTCGAGCTGCCTGCTCGGCTGAGCGGGCGGTGGTGGTGGTGAGCCTGCGCACGTAGCCGCTGGTCGTTTCGAGGGCGTCGGCGTAGTCCATGCCCTGGCTCAGCAGCTTGTTCATCCTTTTGGGTGGGGCCTCGAGCACAGCTGTGGGCGGGTCGAGCAGCGTGGGCGTAGCGGGCGGTAGCTCGGCAGCTCCCAGAAACGCCGCCTGCGTGTCGAGCCATCCTGTGGCTAGGTCCGCAGCTGTGACCTGTATGCCCTCGATGAGCGGGCGGGCCTCGAGCGCCCAGGTAGCTGCTCGGGTAGTTGAGCCGCCTGCCTCATACCAGGCGCCGGTCATGGCGTAGTCGGCACCGTCCAGCAGCAGCTCCCACTGGCGGCCGTAGTCACGGGCGAGCTCGTCCAGCAGCTCGGCGAGCTCGTAGGGGTCCACGGGCTAGCCCTCGGCGGGCTGCTCGGGCACCTCGGTCACGTTCCCCTCGGCACCCTCAGCGATGGGGGCGTTTTGCACTCGACCAGTGCGCAGCAGTGTCTGCAGCGTGTCGGTGCCTCGCATGCTGCGCCAGCGGGCCACCTCGGTCGGCGTGGTGTTCGGCATGCGTTCCCACAGCGCCTCGAGCGGCACCTGCAAGCTCTGCATTTTGGTGAGGGCGTCCATGCGGGTCGCCTCGCTGATGTTCTCAGGGTCAGCCCACACGACCTCGAGCTGGTCGAGGCCGTAGCCCTCAGCGTTCGGTGCAGGGTTCGTGCCAGCGAGCTCGAGCGCCAGGCGCAGCACGTACTCCCAGCTTTCGCCTGTCGAGCGCAGCCTGTCTTTCACCTTCGCCACCAGGCCAGCCTCGGCGGCCTTCAATGCCTCGGCGCTGAGGTTCACCATCGAGCCGAGCAGGTAGTGCGGCGGGGTACGGCTGACGCTGGCCAGGTGCTGTACGTCCTGGCTCACGGCGTCGATGTACGGGCGCAGGTCGGTGACATCGAACGACCCAAAAGCGGTGTTTGGGTCCTCGGCGACCAGCAGCCGGTCTACGGCCACGTCGAACGGCTGCACAGGGTTGCCGTCCTCATCCTCGGGGACCTCGAGGCCGGTGGCCCAGCGCTGCCGAAACGCTGCGTACTCGCCAGCGAGCAGCCGCTGCGCCACGGTGGTGTTCAGCCTGTCCACCTGGGTGAGCAGGCCGTGCAGCTCGCTGCGGCCCTTGCCGTCGGTGCGCATCCTGTTGGCGAACGGCACCACCAGGCAGCGCCCTGGCAGCGGCGAGGGCTCGGGTGGCCCGTCGGGCGCCCACTGTTCGTCG